AGAGTAAGAAATATTACTCGTCGTTACCACCTACTTGTGATGCAAAGTCAATGAAGCCTTGAACATCGTTCCAAGATACAGCAGCAGCAGGACGTAGATAGTTAACACGTGCAAGTAAATATGCATCTTTGTTAGCATCAGAGTCGGTCTGACTAATGTAAATACCATCACCAGTTACTGTTGTATTGGTAATAGCATTGACGTTGTATATCTTGAATGTAGTATCCGCAGTTACCTTGTAGAACATGGAGTTAGCAAAATCGGTATTAGCGATTGTGCCAGAAACTCCTGTTGTGAAAGGTAGTTTTGCAGTAGTTACATCAGATGAACCAGCAGCGATAAGACCACTACCATCAACTGTTAAGGAAGATGATGCGGCAGCTAAACCATTTGCCTGAGTAGCAGGTACACCTAAAGGTGCTCCAGAGTTATCAGGACCTAGTAGTAGAAGCTCAGTCGCTGTTCCGCCAAGGCCACAAGTGACAGGAGAAGCAGGGAAACCAGCTATACCACCAGAAGGGATATCATCTGCAAGTGCAAGTGATGCTCCATAGACGTACGCAGGACGAGTTGCGTCTGCTTGTACAACTAAAGAAGTACGATCATCTCTTACACGATCACCTGAACGGCGATCTGGGGAAGGTACGGTAATGCTGAAGCTCTTATATGAAGCCTTGTCAGCTGTAAGGTTAGATACCTTAACGTAGCCAACTACTTCAAATGCCTCAACACCTGGTAGTCCGTATACACCTTCGTCGTTATAGCCAGAAAGGCTATTTATTTGGTTGCCAGGCTGAAGGATAGCACCGGCTGAAGACTTGTATGTTGCCATTAGTTAGATACCTCCTTACTCAGATACCGTGAAGGCAGTTGTGATGAAGTCTTTGTTCAAGTTCGCAAAGCCGGCATAAAGTTGCCATATCAAAATGATAAAGCGACTGAAGTCGTCGTTGTTATTAATTAGAACTTGAGCATTAGGTCCACCAATACCTACACCGATTGCTTGAGGGCCAAAGAATAGGCCAGCAGGGGTTGTATGTGACACAGCGCCAGCACCGTCGTTGATATTAACAGTGATGGATTTAGCTGGGAAGTTGGTTGATTCAAAGAATCTTACTCCCTCAAAAACGAACCCGGATGGCATCACTGGCTCACCACCTACGAATTGTGCTTGGCCAAATTGACCACCACCGTAGATAGCTTGGTTAGGTTGTCCAGCACCCATTAGAGGAGAACCTTGTCCAGGCATTCCAGGGTAACGAGCAACTTCACGGAAGCCTTGATCAGCACGAAGATCCTTCATGAAGGAAGGGTCAGCGATACATCTGTAGTAACCGTCTTCAAAGACAGGTACGTGACGCTTACGTAGACTCTTAACTACTTCAAGCAAGTCAGTTTTTACATTGAACTTGAAACGCTCAGAAGCATATTCTGTAGCTGTGTAAGTAGTTAGTGTTGTTGAGTTTGTTTTTGCTTTTCCGTTTGGATAGTAGTATCCACCTTGTGAATCAGAAGATTGACCACGAGACTCACTCTTGAATAGTTCGTCGATGAAGACTCTATCTCTCCATCTTCTGTAGTCATCTAAAAGCGTAAGACTACCGATTGACTGGTGGAACATATTAAGGTTCCCAGTATCGAGCAGAAGTCGCTGTGCTGTCATCAACGTCTCACGAGCAATCTTGAAAGTGCTGGGGAGATTTGTGTTGTTTGGATCAGCTGGTCCTGTATACTCACGAAGAGATACAAGAACCTTATCCTTAACAATAGATCTGCTGTTTGCTGTACCTATGGTTTGATCCTGAGTACGCTCACGGCTAGTCTTAGTGCCAGGATTGCCAAAAAATCTGTAGCGATCTAATTGTACTGTCTGTCCAGGCTGCTTAGTAAAGTCATGAACAACTACAGGTTCTGCAGCCATTTCAACTATATAAGCTGGATGGGGACGATACAATTCCGCGCCCAGAAGTTTGGGGAAATCGTTATCTATAAACATTAGACGTTTTGGTTGTTACAGCACAGGGCTGTTGATACCT